ACTTTCACTCATGCCATTATTCGCATTGATATACTTTGCAGATAGGGCATTACTGATTATTCTTCCGCATCTGGAACAAAAGAAAATCACCCATTGGTTCGAATCAAACGAGGCAATGACGGGTTCATTCCTTCGGATCCTATCTGTAGCGACAATTACCGGAATCTATTATCTCATCACTTGGATATTCTAAACAATGAAATTTGTCAAAAACACAAAATACTATTCAGGAATTGTTTATGAATGGAATTTACCTACCGGGCATACATGTCCTTTTGCATTAGAATGTTTGGTAAAGGTTAATAAAGAGACCGGAAAATTTGATAATAAGTCAAATCAATATAAATGTTATGCAGCAAATCCGGAAAGGTTTCCAGCAGTTAGAAACCATAGGTGGAATAACTATGATTACGTTTTAAATGGTAATAAACCAATTTTACCTAAAAATTGTCAAGCAGTAAGAATTCACGCAAGCGGTGATTTTTTTAATCAACAATATTTTGATATGTGGATTGATATTGCGAATGAAAATCCGAAAGTAGAATTTTGGGCATATACAAAAAGCTTGAAATATTGGGTAAATAGATTAGATAACATACCAAATAATTTGACTTTAACGGCAAGTTATGGCGGTAGAAATGACGAATTAATAGAAAAATATAAATTGAAACATTCTATTGTTATAAAAGAAAAGAAATATGATCTTCCGATCGATTATAATGACGATTATGCACGAATGAAGAACGTAAATTTTTACTTAATGGATAATTTTAAAAAATGAAATCAGTAAAAATCACAGAGGTTAAACCAAACCCAAAGAACCCGAGAATCATCAAAGATGACAAATTCCGGAAACTTGTTAAATCAATCCAGGAATTCCCTGACATGTTAAACAAAAGACCTTTAATAGTCTTTACTGATACGGATGGAAAGTTTGTAGTATTGGGAGGCAATATGCGTTTGAAAGCATGTAAGGAAATCGGATTGAAGGAAATACCGATCATCCTTGCTGATGAATGGACGGAGGAACAAAAAGCGGAATTCCTAATTAAAGACAATGTTGGATTCGGTGAATGGGACTGGGACCAAATAGCAAACGAATGGGATGCGGAAAAACTCGATGAGTGGGGTTTAGATTTGCCAATTATTTTAAATGCGGATGAAGATATTGAATTAAAAGACCTTTCAGATTCAATTGAAAGTATGTTCAGGATCGAAGTAATATGCCACGATGAAGAACACCAGGAAAAAACTTATAATAAATTAATTGAATTAGGATACGAATGCCGACTTTTGACATTATAAAATCAGTAAAACCAAAGCAGACATTTAGGGTTGCATCTGTCATTGGAAAATTTGATTTACAATCAGATCAGATAATCGAACACTTTAAAGGAGATATTGATATTCCAAATAATTGGCAAATAGGTTTAATTGTAGGAAAGTCAGGAACCGGAAAAACTACAATTGCAAAACAATTATTTGAAGATGCCTATATTACATCCTACGATTATAATGCAGAAACCGTATTAGATGATATGCCATCAGAATGTAGCGTTGAACAAATAACATCAGCATTCAATTCAGTAGGCTTTTCAAGTCCACCAAGTTGGTTAAAACCATATTCTGTATTGAGTAATGGTCAAAAAATGCGGGTTGATTTAGCACGTGCTATATTAGAAAAAAACGAATTATTTGTATTTGACGAATTTACAAGTGTTGTTGATAGGAATGTTGCACAAATAGGATCGTTTGCGATGCAGAAAGCAATACGAAAAACGGATAAAAAATTTATTGCCGTTACTTGTCACTTTGATGTTCAAGATTGGTTATTGCCTGATTGGGTATTTAATACCGACACAATGACCTTTCAAAGTTTTGAAGGGCAAAAAAAAAATAGACCAAATATCAAATTTGAAATATTCAATTACGGAGATAAAAGCATTTGGAAAATGTTTGCTAAACACCATTATTTAAGTCACTCGCATAATAACGCTGCAAATGTATTTATAGCCGTAGTTAATGATCAGGTTGCTGGATTTTTAAGCGTATTACCACAACCAAGTAGAATGAAAGGACAAAAAAGGGTACATAGGTTAGTTATTTTACCAGATTATCAAGGAGCTGGTTTTGGTATAAAATTTTTAGAAAGTGTTGGTCAGATATATAAAAAACAAAAAAACAGATATACAATAAACACTTCCAGTCCAAGTTTAATATATGCTTTAAGAAAATCAATTAACTGGAATTGCCATCATTATGGAAGGATACATGCGGGTAAAAATAAAATGGGTAAAGCAGGTTATGCAGAAAGAATAACTGCATCATTTGAATTAAAGTAAACAACGAAATTACAACGAACATGGCAGGCAAAGGACAAATAGAGCCACGTTGGGAAAAAGGCGAAAGCGGAAACCCTAACGGAAGACCAAAGGGATCAAAGAACAGAAGCACCATTGCACGGCATTGGCTCCAGGTCAATCAAAACCTTAAAAACCCATTGACCGGACAAGAAGAAACGATGTCACAAGAAGACCTGATGACATTGGCACTCATCAAAAAGGCAAGGGAAGGTGATGTGAATGCATACAAGGCTTTGATGGATTCAGGCTATGGCGCACCCGTTCAACAGATCGAACAAACGAATACAGATATTGACCTTTCAGGACTGACAACGGATGAACTAAAGGAACTATTGAAGGGAAATGAATGACGAAAAACGGCAAAAGGCTTATGACTTACTCAAACGTGAATTATCCCGAAGAGAGTTATGGGCTTTTTGCATGTATATTGATCCTGATTTCTTTTCGAAGCGAACCTTTCTCAAAGATATTGCAGATGGTTTTCAAGCCATTGAGGACAAGGAAATAAAGTCTTTGGCGGTATCGATGCCACCGAGGTCGGGAAAGTCTTACATCACATCCTTATTTTGTGCATGGACCATTGGTCGAAATCCGGAAAGGTCAGTCATGCGTAACACATGTACGTCAACCCTATACCAAAAGTTCAGTTACGATGTTCGGGCCATATTAAAGAGCGACAAATTCCGGAAGGTATTTCCTAACGTTCACCTATCGGATGACAAATCAAACCTTCAGGGATGGAATACCAACACATCTAAACAAGTCGGTTACTTTGGTGCTGGTGTTGGCGGTACCATTATCGGGTTTGGAGCATCAAACGTGGCTATAACAGATGACCTTTATCGAGGTCTTGAAGATGCTTTAAGCGACACCATAAACGATCGAATCATCCAATGGAAAGAATCAACTCATGATTCACGATTCGAATCAGGATGCGCCAGGATCGACATCGGTACACGCTGGTCCATGAATGATGTGATTGGTCGAAACATGGAGCAGGGCGCATACGATCGCACGGTGATCATTCCTGCAATGGATGAAAATGGGAAATCCTTTTGCGAGGATGTAATGACAACGGAAGAATACGAACGTATAAAGAAGCGCATGGCTCCTGAAATATGGGAAGCGGAATACATGCAGACACCGGTTGATATGAAAGGTCGATTATTCAACGAACTGAAATACATTGAAGCGGATGAATTCGAAGCCATAAAGGACCAAATAGAAGGCTGTGTTGGGTATATTGATGTGAGTGATCAGGGTGCAGACTATACGGCACTCGCCATTTGTGCGGTGATAAAGCGTGAATTGTACATAGTTGACTATCTCATGACGCGGGATAACACCGATATCACAATCCCTTTATGCGCTGAAAAGTTGAGCAAATGGAAAGTGACATATTGCAGGGTGGAATCGAATTCGATGGGTGCAATGTTCAGCCGTGAGCTTCAAAGGAACACCGGAACAAGGATTCTCCAGGTCCATAACACAACGAACAAAATGACAAGGATCATCATGCAGTCGGCATTCATCATGTCACGGTTTAATTTCGTACGAAATGGGGATAATATGAGCGAACTTTTTATACAAAATATACTATCATTTAGCAAGGAAGGAAAGAATAAAAACGATGATGCTCCCGATTGTTTAGCAGGTTTATCAATATTTGTGCAGTCGATGTTTAAAAATTTGTCGTAACTTTGATTAAAATCTAATCAAAAAATGGGATGGATTTAAACCTTTGGGAGAATTTTTTCGGCATTACGTTCAATAGACAAAACAGATTCATCAATCAGGCGAATCAATTAATGCCGTACTCAAATCAAATTTGGGGTGTTAAGAAAGCCGTTTGGATCGATACCAATAACGCATGGGAATGGTTCATGACTATTCCAGAATTGAGGGCGGTAATCGATAAAAGGGCATCGATGATGGCATCAAACGAGGTGAGGATGTACGATGCCAACGGTGAGGAAATCACCGAGCATTGGTTTCTGGACCTTGTAAAGCATCCAAACCCCGTACAAAGTTGGGCAGATGTTGTTTATTCCTTATCGGTAAATGATGCGCTTTATTCCAATGCATTCGGATATTCACCGGTTAGATCATTCGACATTCGAAATATGTTTGTTCCGTTACCTTCCAACAAGGTACAGATATTGACATCCGGAAAGACATTGAAACAGATGGATGTCGATGGGCTTATCGATGGATATCGTTTTGAATACGATAACAACGCATTCGAATCACTCGAACTAAAGGATGTAATATACCTTACAACGAACGATGGGATGAACCTTATCAGACCAACAAGCCGAATCGATGCGTTGAAATATCCATTGAGTAACATTAAAGCTCAATACAACAAGCGGAATGTACTACTTGAAAACATCGGAGCCATTGGTATCTTATCAGCACAAAACTCCGACATCGGGGGTGCAATCCCAATGACACCGGAGGAAAAAAGACAAATCCAACGGGATTGGTACAACCGTTCAAAGGACGAGGTGATCATTACGGAATCGCAAGTAAATTGGCAATCGATGTCATATCCAACACGGGATCTCATGTTATTTGAGGAACTAAATGCGGATAAGATAGCCATTATAGATGCCTATGGAATGAACGTCAATCTGTTTTCAAGTGAGAAGGGAACAACCTTTACCAACGTGAGGGATTCGGTTCGCATGGTATACACCGATACAATCATCCCAGAAACGCAACAAATGTATGATACGATTGCACATCAAATGGGATTGGATCAGCAAGGCATTTCAATTGTTGCTGATTTCAGTCACCTTCCGGTATTGCAGGATGATGAACAGATGAAAGCATCCGCAGATAAAACGAAGGTCGACACCTATTCTGTAATGCTTCGTGATGGGGTGATATCACAACAACAATACGCAATGGAATTCGGAATTGAACTTGAGCAGGTGGACAAGTCGGAAGCAATGGCAGCTGGATTGGCACAAGCACAAACGCAGTTGCGTGGAACCGTTGGGGGATTAGATGGAATCATCGCAATAAATACGGCAGTTTCTACGGGGCAAATGAGCCGTGAAACGGGAGTGAATACATTGGTAAATTACTACGGTTATGAACGATCAATAGCGGAAAGCATGATCACCATACCTACAACACCTACAATATAATGAAGGGAAAT